CCTTTTGTAAGTTCGTTACAAGTATTTTTGAATTTTCGAAAGCATCTAATGAATTTGAACCCGTTATTGGTGTTAATGATCCTGTTTGAAATATTGAATCATCCCAAACCAATTCTAATTTAGGTTCATATATTGTGTTCGTTTCTTTTGAAAAGAATTTTAATATACCATAATCTAATGTATCATTTTCAGCATCTATACTATGTCTCACAATAAATCCATTATTTGGTAAAGAACCACTAATCCATTGATGAACTATATTGGTAACATCCATTCGGATATCATCGGGTTCGTAGTTAAATGATTGCGTTGCGGAGCCTGTTATATACCAAGTACCACCTTCTGCGTTTGCTGAACCTGTTGTTCCTGCTATATAGTAAGCTGTACCTCCAATGGTGTTGTCTTGCCAACGATTAATACCATCTTTATATTTCCAACTAACACCATCGGTTGTGATGTTATCAAATTTAGTACCCGTACCCATTCCCCAACTTTGAGAAATGGCATTAGCATATATGGAATATTGTAATGGTATTTCTGATGCGTTTGCTGAACGTAATACTAAATAAGTTGCCCAACTTCTAGTTACTTCGTTTTGAATAGAATCTTTAAGTGAACCCGTATCGAACTTTATTAATGCTCTAGCAATATCTTTGGTAGAACCATAATAAAGTTTACCAACCTCTAATATCTCATCTCTACCTGCATTTTGGTCAGGTTGTTGTAGGTAGATACTGGCATCGTATGATGATGTAAAAAATTTATGCATATTATATAGCTCTTCCTTTTATATCTTTATTAGGGTATTTTACTTCGAAAACACAAGGGTCTAAAGATGGGTAAATAATTTTATTTCTAGTTGCCTCATCTATGTTATATTTGTTTGGAGAATAATTGCCATCACCACCACATAAGTTTTTAATCTTTATAGATGGTACGCTCATTACACCTTCAACATTTGCCAATATCAATTCTATTTCTGATAGATTTATTGGTTTATTAAATGTCCAATTATCTATATTAAAATGATTTTGCAATTCTGTTAAACAATTTGCAACAACCTCTCTTTTATTATAATTGGAATAAACTGCTATTTCAAAATCAACACCAATATTAACAATGAATCCATCAATGATATTAACGCCATCGGTTAATACTCTATATTCATTTAAATATGTTTTTAAATTTTCTCTTAATGCCAAATTTATATTTGTTAATTTCTTTTCAGAATCATAACCCAAAACATACATATTAATTGCAAATGGGTTATTATTTTCTGCAACATTACCCCTTTTTTGTGTAAGATATTTAACTAATTCTTTTTGAATGTTTTCTTTTGAACTACCTTTTAAACTATCCACCAAATTTGTAAACTCCTCAATATTTTTTGGGTTTGCTAAAATAGACGCTGGTGAATTATTATCTATTTCACCATCTGCACTAACATATACTTTTGCAATACTACCATATCTTTCTGGCATAGATAATGCTCTAATCGTATAATCCTGTTTTGTTACCGCACGGTTTTGTGAACCAAAAGCCGCTATAGCATTTTGTCTTATTTCTTCTATTGATTCGGCTCCACGCCCACCAATTGCAGGTTCTAAATTTTCTACCGCTATACTTGATTTTAAAGAATTATATAAATTTAATAAATCATCTGGAATTGATAATAAATCTTCATTAAATTCCAAATTTCTAATTGTAGTCAAATCACCTTTATTAACATTTGCAGCTACACCACCACCTGTAATATATTTTATAGTCAATGTTTTATTTGCAGGTGCTATACCTAATGTATTTGTTTTTAAAAAATTAGATGGGTCAATTCCTTCATTTAATCTTTTAATAGAGGTGGCCAAACCCAATCCAATATTTTTTGTATTTGGTAAAATAACTTCATCACCAACGGTAACATCTCCACTTCCAAACTCCAAATCTATTGTGTTATCAGAATTTATTTTTTTAGAAAATCTATATGGAACCTTTTTTAATTCCAAAATATATGGAACGGTTGATGAAAAACTTCCAAGTTCACCATTAGATGAATTATTTGGTTTTTCAACAAAAATTGTTTCTTGTGCTAAATACGGAACTTCATAGTATTGATTACCTAATTCATCTATTACAGATACTACATCAACAATATCAGTATCGAATAAAGTATATGTTGGATATTCTGTTGAATCATTAAAAATAGCATCTACACTTTTTTCTGTTCCTGAAATTGCTTTTATTTTTTTTGTTATCAAATATAAAGAAGGAATTCCATTTCCATCTCTTTCATATACATCAATTTCTCTATCTGTTGGGTTTTCAAAATCAACATCATCTATTGTTCTAAAAATAATATTTGAATTAGATGTGGATACTACTTGCAAACCTGCCTTTATTTTATAATAAAATCTCGAATCAGGCTGATAATTTGTTCCAGAATTTCCAGATGCGTTATACACCGATGGAACCAATTGATAAACTGTTAAGGTTGTTGTTGCGGGTGATGTTACCTTTGGTTTATACCCCATAGTTTGTGCCAATGCAATTACATTTTTTCTTTCGGTTGCATGTGCTAACATAGATTCTTTCAATTGTACATCTTGATAAAAAGATAAAAGGTCACCAATCGCAGCTGCCTGTTCTATGAACACCATTCCCGGAGATGCTTCATTGAAATCCGAATATGTATTTGGAAAGTATGTTTTTGTAAAATTAATTAAATTTTCCTTCAAAGAAGAAAAATCCTTTCCCAAATAATTAATGTTTTTATTTATATTTTTTATTGCCATTATCTATTAACATTTATCTGTACACTATCTGATATTTTTGAATTTGATTTTAATGAAAACAATAGTTCAATATTTATCGTATGTTTATCTATTTCCTCATCATCAAAAAAATAATTGATTCTATCTATGTTTATGTAAGGTAACCAAGAATTAACAGCTTCGTTAATTGTGTTACTAATTTTATTTTCAAATGCATCATCTGTTATAATTGGTTCAAACAAAATTTTATAAATATCACACCCAAACTCCGGCTGCATTATTCTTTCTCCTTTTCTTGTTAATATTAAATTTTGCAAATTTTGTTTTGCTTGAGATATTGTTGTGTAGTTTACCGAAAATATACCATTACTATTGGAAGATTGGTTTATACCAATTCCTAGTATTTTATAATCATTTTCAACTAAATCGGTTTTATTTACTTTTCCTATCTCAATTGCCATCTTATCTTAATCCTTTTTGTTTTTCTTGCTTTGTAAAAACCTTTGCTAAATCACTATAATCTCTATTTAAAGCTTTAGTTAAGGCATCCAATCCTGCATTACCTGTTGAAGGTATTTGTTGTGGCGCTGTATTCATTCTGTAATCCATAGTTTCCCAACCATCTTCTTCATATTGTTGTGGTTGTATCATATCTAATACGGAACTTTCATCCATCATACTACCACCTTCTACTCTATGTGCTGCAGTGAATGGTTCTGTTTGACTCAACACTTCATTTAAAATTGGATTATTTGTAAATTGCTTTACAGGTTGAGGTCTTTGTTGCGTAGTAACTACTGTTTTTCTATTAGGAGCAGTAGTATTCACCTCACTAATTTGTTTTAACGAAGGAGTTGATGTTTTCTTTTGCGAATTTAATGTAACCGCACCGGATTTAATCAACTTGGCTAATTCTTCTTTGACTTGTTGTTTGACTTCGTTTTTTACAACTTCTTTGATTAATCCGACTAATAATTTCGAATCCATAATAATTGTTTTAAATAAATATTGAAAGTTTAAATTTAATTAGGGAACCACATATCCAACCCAAGGTAATGCTCCTGGTGCAGGAGAACCAAATGGTGGATATGCTGAAATAGTAACATACAATCCACTTACGGTTGTTAAATGTATTTTTGCAGCTGCAATAAATGCATCTAAAAACATAGATGGATTATTATTTGGTGGAACCGGTATAGGTGTCCAACTTCCAGGATTTAAAACTATTCCCTGTGTTAATCCTATATTTTTAATTGAACCAGGTGCCGGCGGCAATGGTGGTAAAGGCATCATTAATCCACCTGTCCAATATACAATCACTGCAGGACCTAAAACATCTAATAGTGTAACTCCATTTGATTTTTGTGTTGATGTCAAAAATCCAACTATCTGTGCTTCCATTGCTGATGGATTTCCTTTCATCAACGGAATTGGACTTATTGTCTCATGACCCGATTTGATAGCAGTATCATATGCTAATGCGAAAGCCTTTGCAAACCCAGCCATATTATTTCCAAATGAATGAGATTGCATAACTGGTAATAAAGTTGATTTGAATGCACTCCAAGACATTAGTTTTTACTTAAAAAGTTTTTAGCTGCTAAAATCGTTTTTAATTTTGATTTAATTGAATTAAATTGTGCTATATTGGTTGGACCGGTTGCTGAAGGTCCGCATGGTGTTAAATACACTTGCTTTGTTATAGCATCAATTAAATCTTCCAATGTTTTTACCAATTCACCACCCAATACCATTTTTTGAACTGCTGCACCTGCATCACCTTCTCCGGAATTTTTACCTAAATAGATTTTACCATTTTCAGAATTAAAAAATATTTGATTAGAACCTTCCGAATGAATTGTTATATTTTTCTTATTATGAAGATATATTTCTTTTTCGGCATCTATCGAATAGTTACCATCCGTAATTACTCCCGTATTTCCTTTACCATAAATTATAAATTCTTTTGCTTTTGCAGATAATACTATTCTATCGGAATTTATAAACAGTTGGTCACCTTTAAAATCATCTGAAGATGGGTATTCTTTAAATCCAACCTTTGTTTTTTCAATAGTTTCTTTAAACGGAACTTTTACTTTATTAGATACAATGTATATAGATGTACCATCTTTGTTTATATCTTCTTCAATTAACTCACCAATCTTTTTATCATCTAATTCAGGATTTTGTTTGTTACGAATGAATATAGATGGAGATGATGTTTTATCATCTTCGGTTAAAAAGAATTCACTAAACCTAATTGTATTTCCAACACGTCCTGTTAAAATTGTATCACCAATTTTTGGTTTTAAAAATTTAATTTTTTCATTTATTTTATATTCAGCAGGTTTATCCTTTTGTGATGAATTTGAAGTTGTTGTAATTCCTGTTTTTTTCTTTTGTTCGTAATCTTTTGATTTGTTTTCAGTTGATTCCTTTTCAACATTTTAGTCGGAA